CAGGGGTCGTCCTCGTTACAATCGCGCATGGTGTTTTTCCTGGCTTAAGACTGAGTAGGGCTTAAAAGGTGGGCGTTTTCAGGCGTGACCGGATGGCGCACGTAATAGCCTTCCGCTTTGGTCGTAAAGGGTGGTTGGGTCATGCGCCAATCCTGCCACTCCTTTATCAATTCGCACTGTCGCTGATAGACCCTTGAACGCAAATATCCCTCGGCCTCGTAGTTTCCCTCCTTGAGGCATCGCTTTAGCTCAGGCTCTATTTGCCGCCATTCTTTGGCGATCATCTTATTTAGCTTTCTGAGCGTGGCTGCGATTTTCCTATCATCCATGTCGTTGCTCTCTGTTTAAGAAAGAAGCCGGAGAACGTCGCGTAGGGCTACCATATAGCCATAATGCCAATAGGCTCGCTCCGGCGAGTTCTCATCAAGGTGTTTTTGGTCCGCAACGACGTATGGGGCATTTTCAGCCATCCATTCTTCAATGCCCTTCAGCCTGTCTTTGAGCTTATCCATGCCGGGCCCCAAAGTCGGTTATATAAATACATATCGTCGTCTGCGTTCGCTGCTCAGGATCAATACGGCACGGCTTTAGGTGGCTGGTTCGTGTCGTCGGGCGAGATGCAGCGGCCGCAATATTCCCACTGATCCTCACGGTCTGGCTGCGCCCACTGTCCCCACCCCTGGGCGCCATTTCGATGCCATAGCGCATTCCAATATAGCGGGATGGCTGGGCCGCCACGGAAGCGCCTGATCCAATGATAGCCGCTGATGTCGGGGTATGGCGGCACATAGCGCATGCGCTTGATAGCTGCAAGATCGCGCTCGCCTAGCGTGCTCTTTTCGTGGTCAGTGATTTCGAGGTCGGTCATTTTGCCGCTCCGCTTCCATCTCCATTCGGAAACAACGCGCGGGCCTCGCATAGCCCGCACTTGAAGGGGTTGTTGATTGTCTCCTTGTCGGCCGGGATCGGGTAGCCGCAAGCCTGCCTGAGTTGCCAATTCTCGGTTTGTAGGCGTTCAATCTCAGCCCGCATCAGTTGGGCTTCCTTGGCGTGCTCAAGCGCGATTTCCCATTGGTGCATATCTGCTCTCCCTACTGATTATCACCGCTACGGTAGCGGGCAAAGTCGTAGCCGCTGCCGTCTTCGTATTTCCGAACCCCGATGGCCTTGGCCAGCGCTGCGGCGTGCTTCTCGTGCGCCTCAGTATCGCGGCAACACGAACAACCCTCGCTGCGCATGTAGTCGGCAACAAGCCTTCTCAGTTCGGCCCGCTCTTTCTTGTCCATGTTGTTATTCTCCTAGGAACGTCGCCTATTTGGCATCGACCTTGATGCCTTGCTTCGCCAGCGCCTTGTCGAAGTCGGGCTCAGAGCCAATGGCGTCGCTGATGCACTCTGCATATCCGTCATCGGCCCCCAGGAGGCTACACAACTCCAGTTCCATTTCGCGATATTTGGCGTAATGCTTGCTCGCGACGGCAAAAAACGCGAGGGATTGAAGATATTCTGGGTAAGTAAGACGGCCCTTCATTTTAACTTCTCCTCTTTCTTGGTTGGATGGTCTTCAAAAACATTGCCGTGAATCGGGCATATCCATAAGGACATGGGCGTTCCGTCAGAGCGCTTGGAGTTAATGCGATGTGGCTTATCGCAATTGCACTTCAGCACCCTGCTGCACATCTTCGTTATTCTCCCCAGAATGCAGCCTAGCGGCCAAAGTGAAGCGTGGCGCCTTTGCCAAACTTGATAGTGTTTCGGTTCTTGGCCTCGATCGGATCGAGAATTTCCCTCATCCGGTTGTAGAGCCTTTCAGTGGCGCCTTCGTGCCACATGGCCTCAAGTTCCGCCCAGTGCTTCACCAAGCCCGCCCATTCCTTGCCGACCTTCGCCATCTCGCCCAAGCGCTCGCGATACTCCGGAACCGCCTCAAGCAATCTGATGCAGCGGCCGAGGTCCGACCCGTCGTGCGGGTAGCTGAAGCTGCTGCCCGGTTTCTCGCCGACCATGACGGCCAGCAAGGCCAGCGACGACGCCCCGGTGCCCTTGGTTGCCGCCCACTTCGCGGCTCGCATTTCTGGACTGTCCATCTCGCCTCCATCGGCCGTAAATCGCGGCTGTTTGAGCCAAATCAACGTCGGGATGACTGAATGGCCCTAGACTTATCAAGGGCTTCGGCTCCTACCCCTAGAGCGCGCCAATCACCCCAATCTGACGCTCCATGTACGGGCGCATCGCTTCCTCACCCGCCTCAGAAATGTTCTCGATCTGTGAGATCAGGATCTGAATGGCCTCCCGCTTAACGGGGTCGGCACAGGCGTTGCGCTGGTTGATGAGTGCTCGGTGCTGCTGGTAGAACTCCAGCGGAACGCCGGGCTTGGGCTCACGTAGGGCGTTCGCGATTTTGACGGTCGGTTGCGGCTCCGGAGCCGCCTCGGCCGGCTTCGGCAGCGTGTCGATGAATTCCAGCAGCTCGGGCGCCGCGTGGAACCACTCCCCCTGAATGCGGAGATGGTCGAACTTCTTGTGTGCGGCCTCCTCGGACAGGATCGTATCAAGGACGGCGCAAAGGACTACGAGAGGGCGCGGGTTGCCAACCTGGAGGCTGCTGAGCCGCCACCTTGCGTCATAGGACGCCCCGATTTTGATCGCCTCGCCATCCCGGATGAAGTAGGTGTATGACGGCACAGATTTGGCACGGTTATTCCCCGACTTTCTCGTTCCGTTCATGGTCTAAACCCTCATGTCTGACGTTAAAAATCAACAACTTAACTCTCTCATTGTTATCGGATGGAAGCAAGCTGGCTTTGAAACTGTTACCAAAAAATGATGGATAACTGTGCCGTGGCACGGCTAAAAACTTGCGCGGTTGTCTACCCAGCCTCTTGCCGACCCAACTATCGCCTGCCGGCTCGCAATCAATTCCTTTAGCGCCTCATCAAAGGCGGTGCGCACCAGCTCGGCGGGACAGTCAAACCATTCCCGTCCAACCGCATATTGGGCGAGCGATCGGTGCATTTGCTTCTCTACCCAGTAGTTTTCTTTGACGATCCGCCGCAGCACAACCTTGAGAGGAAGCGGGTTATAAAGCCGAAAGGCGTGCATTCGTCTCCGGATGTCGCTAGTCGCTCCGACCTTTATGAACTGGCCTGATTGGATGCCATACACGTATGTCATCGTGCTCTCCCCTCGATATTCGCGGCCCTTTCCTGGAAGTCCGGACTGTGGTGCGCATACACCCCTTCCAACGTCTTGACCGTCATTCCGAGGAAGCCCGCGGCCTCCCATAGCGGCACGCCAGCCTGAGCCATCCACGTCGCGCGAGTGTGGCGCAGCGTGTGGCGCGTCACGCCGTGCAGGCCGGATGCCTTGATGATCTTCTTCCATGCACCATGCGGGTCATCGACCTGTCGGCTGCCGGGATGCCACGGACTCTTGAAGTGGCAAACGATCTTCTCGCTGCCGTCGAGGCGCTTCCATCGCTTTAGGTGCGCCATGATGCGCCAGCCAAGTTTAACCTTCGGCGCACGCTTCTTCTTGTCCTGCCGCTTTCCTTCTGGTGTGCGCGACATGACGCCCGAAACAAAGTTGATTTGGCTCCATTGCAGGCTGAGCAAGACGCCGGGGCGCGATCCCGTATAGAGCCCGAGCAGGATTAGCCGGCGCATGTGCTGGTAGGGCTTTGCAGCTCGCAGCAATCGCGCGGCCTCCTCGCGGGTTAGCCATCTCTCCTTGGGAGGATTCCCCGCTGGCACCTCAAAGACCGGCATCGCTTCAAGCGGGCCATATTCCCCGTTCCAGTAGTTGACGGCAACGCGTAGCATCTTCAGATCCTGGGCCGCGGCCTGCTGTGGCTTACTCTCCACATAGGCCCGGCACGTCTTCTTGGTGATGTCGGCAACGCGCTTGTCGCCCCACCAGTTGAGCAGGCTGGAAATCTGATAGCCCATGTTACGCGCGCTTTTCATATTCGGCGCGACCTCGGTCCCATAGGCTGCTAGGACTTCTGCGATCATTGGCGAACTCGACGGCGTAGGTCGATGCTTTTGCCCAAGGTACTGCGCGAGGAACTTTTCAGCCTTTCCGCGCTCTCCCTCGCCGCAGCCAGTGCGGACGAAGCGCGCTCCGTCTCGGATGGCCCAATGGCCACGCTTCGTATCGAGATAAAGCCTTGGCCCTTTTGATCGACGCGGCATGCTTTGACCATTTCCTTCACGTCAGCGGGCGTCGTGTAGTACCGCTTCCCAATCTTGTAAATCGCCAGCCGCCCGCGGTCAGCCTCCGTCCGCAGGGTATAGACAGAAAAGCCAAAGTGCGAGGCTGCATCCTTCAGCGTTATCGTGTCATCGTCGCGGGTCATTTGGCCTCTGTGCTGCTTTCATGCCGAGAGAATGCGGTCGATACCTCGATGGCGTCTCCGCACTTCTGGCAGCGCCATTTGCCGTCGAGCCCGGAGATCGGAAAGTGTTGGCATGAGATGGCACCAGGTGCGGACGTTGAACCGCGGACCCATTTCGTCACAAGCACCATTGGGATCTTGGATTCCGCCAGTCGCATGGTGGCGTCCAGCCCGAATGCTGCCAGAACCGCCGGAGCCCCGCTGTTGGCCTTGGCGCGTCTACCGTCTGGATAATGGAAGTGCAACCTCTCCGTAAGGAAGCCTATTGTGCTCGCACAGCGCCAAATGGGTTCAAACCATTCAGCCTCTGTCCGCGCGTGAACCAGAGCGATGCCGTTGTTGTGCGCCGCTAGCTTCCCGATCCATTGAGCCACCTCGTAGCGGTGGAATGGCGGGTTGAGCCACACAAATCCATTCCATGGCCGACCCAAGCCGCCCCTCTTGTACCCGAGATCGGCGCAGGGCCACGGCTGCAAATCGCTCTCGCAGGGGTCTAAATCGAATGGCCCAAGGTCATCGATGATGAACTTTGGCGTGATCCAGCTCTGCGACTTGCCGACCGTTGTTTGATGGCTACCAAGGGTCATCGTTGTTCCTGCAAAGGGATGTCCACGCGCACAACCGGCGTGCACTTCTCACACCAAGTCCAGAGCTGGCCGAACTCCTCGATGCCGCGAACAGAGCCGCCACACTCGCATTTGCAGACGAAGCGTCCTTCCTTTTTCTTAGCCATCGTTGCGTTCCTGCGGAGCGCTCAACGCCCTGCGACGTTTCATCTCCTCGCGAATGGCCTCGATGAAATAGTCGCGATGCTGTCGGGCTGCGGCGGCAGCGGATTCTGCCCAGGTTTCCTTCATGGCTTGGCGCTTTCCGTCGATGGGAGTAAGCTCATGCGGCCGTGCGGATATCCGTCAATTGGTCCCGGCTCCTTGGATGCGGCCAACATCTTCCCAGCGTCGGCGCCGATGTTGTATTCAAAAAACTTCGCCTTGGCCGCGAGTTCGCTCTCGGTCATTTCCTGTGTGACACGTTTGCGCCTGAGATATCGAACGCAATTCTCATAGATCGTCACATCGCTCATGGTTGTTTTTCCTCCCGTGGGCTCGCGGAGGTGCGACACAAAGGACAATCCTCGATCAGATGTTCCTCCCGCTCCACGTCATGCGTTTCATAGGCAATGCCGTCGCGATAAGTGACGAAGCCTGCTCCACGGCAGAGGGCGCAAGGCTCTTCACTCCCAGGCGGTGACGGCGGGGGTGCGGCAGACCAGCAACGCAGCGCAGCTCGGATATGCGTCTGCGCGTTCGCAACCTCCGTCCAATTGCACTTGCCATCGGCATCGACCTCGATGTCGTCCAGGAAGTCGGCCGCGCAGGACAGGTCGTGCGACGTATTCCCACCTTGGGAACAACGCAGGTTATCCGGAGTGGTGATGGAAAAGTCACCGTGACCATTGGTGTATTCGATGACGGGGCCACCGAAGCGCGGCATCTTCCGGACGAAGAAACCTCGCTTCATCGGATTGTCCTCCGATGCTGAAATATTCTCGACAGGCGCCCCAAACTTCATCTCGGTCATTTTGCCTCACCCCTTCGATAAACTGACAGGAAAGCCGCCGCGCAGCACGCGAAGTAGGACACCAGGACGATCCCAAAATACCAAGCGATACCGATCAGCATCGAGACGCCCTGTTCGCCCATCACGAAGCGAACCGCCAACCAGATCACGAAGCCGGAAAGAGCGAAGATCGTCAGCGACTCCACGGCGTGCCGGGCGTTATCCTTTGGATCGGTGTTGCGGTCGTTCTCGGTCATGCTTCAATCCTCCGCTTCGACGGATTGAGCATGGCGGTGAAGATGGAGATGTCGGTCTTGCGCTCGACGATGGGGCGGAAGCGGGAGGAGGCATAAGCCCCATCCCAAGCAGAAGAGTTGGTTATCTCCACAAATTGCAGCCCCGTCAGCGCCTCACCGAGAAAACTGTCGAATATCTTGATGACACCCAGAATCGTATAGACGCCGCCAACTACTGGCTTATCGGCCATCCATTTTCGGCTTCCACTCTGGGAAACGTCCACACACACCACCTTCTGCCCCACTCGAAACATTTGTCTCTCCTGCGATGTTGGATCGCTGCGTGATGGTCTGAGTTCAGGAACGCTGACGTGCGGCGATCACAACGTCTCCGTTGAATTTCCGCCAACGCGTGATCGTCCTGGGTTTCTTGATGCCGATGTGCTTGTCGCGAACGCGCTTGGATCTGGCGATCATGGGAATGTCGATCTTGCCCGTCTTGATGGCGTGGCAGGGCTTGCAGAGCACCTGACAGTTTTGAAGGTCGTTCTTGCCGCCGATGCCGTCCGGAATGATGTGGTCGTAATGATGCGGCTTGTGAGACAGGTTCGCGTTGCAGCGCGTGCCATCGGCTAGGATGCCTTCGCAGAGGCCTTCCGATCGCTCGTAGGTTTCGCGCATGGTCTTTTTGGTGAACTCGGTTCGGCTCATGCGCCAACTCTCTCCTTGGCCTGCCAAGCCAGGTATGCGCTGTCCAACAGGTTGAACATCGTTAGCGCTTTGTGATTGGCGGCGAGGTCGCGCTTGGATTCGATCTTGCAGATGAATTTCAGGCAGGCGTCGGCCTCGCCGGTCTCATGCCATTCGTCGGGATGCTCCTCCCGAAGATAGGCGGCGAACAGCGGTTCGTTGATCCGGATGCCGGCGCGCTGTTGAGGAGGGAGATCGCGCCAATCCCGCTTGGCCCCGTCAGGTTGCGGGGATGCTGCTTCCTGACGGGGCGCGGGGTTGGCCTCCTTCTGCACGGGTTGTTCGTCGTCGCCGATCTCGACCAGCACCATCGCGTAACGCGTGCCCATGGGGGCCTGCGTCAGGCGAGTGTCCATATCGATGCCCTGAACTGTGAAGGAGACCTTCCAGTCGCCAGACTGGCGCTGGGAAAGGGCATCCTTCTTCGCTTCGAGCGATATGGCGTGGTTGCGGGCGCGATCGGCGATATTCATCACGCGGCCTTCTTGGCTGGCAGCTTCGCGATGACGAGGGCTTTGAGTTCGTCAACCTGGGCCTGCGTCAGGCCGAAGTCGCGGCGGGCCTTCATCTGCTGTTCTGAAGCCCACCAATCGCGCAAAGCCGTATCGCCAATCTTGTAGCCGGCAATCGCCGTACGGCACTCCTGCATGAAGCGGGCGACGCTTTCGTCTACTTCATCCGCCACGTTGCTCTGCGACTTGTCATAGAGCGCGAGACCGAACGGATTGCCGAAGGTCATCAGGGCGCGCTTCATGGCGTCCGTCTCGGCTTCCTTGATCGCGCTTTCGTGAGCCTGTCCGAGGTCCACATCGATGCCATGCCCGGCGCCGACGCCTTCGCGCACGATGCTGAGATCGCTACCAGCCAGAACGCGGACCTTGGCGATGTAGGAAACGCCCCAGCCGGGCTTCTTGGCATCGCCTATCGTGCGTTCACGCTCGGACACGCACTTGATATCGACCGTCTCGCGGGTCCAGCCGTCGAACCCGAAGATGCGGTTTGCCTCCGCAATAGTGACCCAGCCCTCGATATAGGAGACCTCGCGGCCACCTTGCTTGCGACCCTTGACATTGGAGCGGCTGAGCGGTGCCGCCAGTGCGGTCTTGGCCTCTTCGCTGAAACTCATAGCCCGTTGTCCTTCTGTCCTTCGCGCCGCTTGACGAACAGCGGGCAGAACCCGCCGTTAATCCCGACGCAACGCATGTACGGTTCCTTGTCGATCCAGGCTGTGGGGGCGACAGGTGAAAGCCCTTCCAGTCTGGGAAACTTGATGCAGACCCAACGCGATGGTCCCTGCTTGCGCGTCTCCGCGTGCACGTTGTCGCAGTCCTCGCAGGGGGTCGGCGCGGTCATTGCGCTGCGCGCCTTTCCAGCCGCTTCGCTACGAGGTACAGCGCGAAGATCGCGCCCATGATGCGATCCACGTCAGGCATCATGGTTTCGATGCCGTCCGGACTCTCAGAGAGAGAGAAATATTCGCGGGTGACATCTTCGAGGGAGCGCAGGCGCTCGATGGCGAGACGCTCTGTCGGCTCCGGCTCGCCGATGACTTCGCTGATGGCCTGCAATTGCATATCGAGTTCTGACATCGCGCCCATAGGCTCACTCCGCCATTTCGAGCTGGAGGGCCTTCGCGTCACGGACGATCTCGGCGGTCACGTCCTCGATGAAGTTCCCATCGACATGCTTGACAAAGGAGACGCTATGATCGTTGGAGGCGAGGAGGTCGGCGACTTCGCTGACGATCTGCCGGCGGGTGTGTTCGGGGCTGACCACGGCCTCAAAGCCGGAGGGGCCACGCTTGCCGGGGTAGGACTTCCCGTAATCGACCATGAGGATGTAGAACTGCATGTGCGGCTCCTATCGGACGACGATGACTTGATAGCTGGTGAAATCCGGATGCTGGCTCGCGACGAAGGCGACCAGATCATCGAAGGAGCTGAACTCGCGGTCGTAGTAGACCTCGGTGTTTTCGAGGTTCACGTACGAGAGGGTGTAGTGGCTGGTCATGTGCGGCTCCCGAGTTGGTGGAGCCATCCTAGGACGATCTGTCCTTAGCGTCAAGGACTATTTGTCCTTAGACTGAAATTATTTTTGAGGACCGATTTCAGGACAAAACGCAACGAAAAACCCCGCCGGCTAGGGCGGGGCTCTGCAACCTGGGTCAGATTGGATTAGGCGGCTCGGGAGCGCTTGGCCCGCTTGGCCTTAGGAACCGGCTCGGCCGCGGGCTCAATCACATGGGTGGCCCGCAGTGGCTTGGCACCGCGCCCTGTGAACAACCAGTTCGGATCGACGTTCGTAATAAGGCAAAACCGGCCAATCAGATGGTGCGGCATTACCCGGCCGGACTCCCAGTGCTTGTACTGGTCCTGCTTGACGCCCATCAGCTCGGCCACCTGCCACTGCTTCTTGCCCGTGGCAATTCTTGCCGCCTTCACGCGGTCAATAAACTCTTGCTCGTATTGCTCTTTTTCGTCTGAATCGGCCATCTGGACAGTATGTCCTAAGACGTTAGTATCGTCTAAGGCCAAAACGTCCTTGCATTTAAGGACCGTTTGTCCTAAGGTGCGGGCCATGAGCGATTTGGCCCCCGCAGTTTTAACGCCTTCGTCCTTCCGGGACATCATCGACCTCTGGCCATCACCCGATGAGATGGCCGCCGAGCTCGAAGCTGGACGCTGGACGGTTCCGAAGTGGAAAACCCGAAACAGCATTCCTGCCGAGTGGTGGCAGCGCTTGCTCAAAACCGAGCGCGCAAAGTCGCACGGCGTTACCGCTGATTTGCTGACTGAGTTGGCGTCGCGAGAGATCGAAGAGGCTCGGGCATGAGTCTCCGGCAGGCGAATTATTATTCCCATGGTTGTTATTACCCCGGCAGGTGGGACCGCGCCGCCGCACAGCACGAATACAACCTAACAGCGAGCACAAATTTTGGGAAGCAAAATCATGACGGCTTGATGACACAAGGTCGTCAAGTCGCAGGGCAGCGTTCCTGCCGTGATGAACGGAATTTCTTTGATGTAAGTCAACGTGCATTGGCGTCGCTGAAATCCGCGAGGGCATCATGAGCCACTGGCGATCACGTTCGACTTCCACGACGGAAGATCGGGAGTTTGCTGCGGTCATGTTCTTTATCGTCGCCATCGGCTTCGGCCCGCTTGTCGCCCTGACCGTCGCGCTGATCTTTCAATAGGTACTCGATTATGTTCCGCGTCACCGCGGCCAAGTGCAGAAATGGAAGCGGATCGTCCTTTGAGTTGTCGTTCATGTGTCCCCACTGCGTACCAGGAGCGTTTTTGATGCCTGAAACTGTGAGTCCAGCCTCTTGGGAGTTCACCAAGAACACTCCCAAAAGCCTTGGGAGGCCGCTGTGAGCGACGCCGCAACGATGCTTCGGGAGCTTTCGTATCCATGGGCGCCGGGGGAATACGTCAAGACGGCCATCGGCCGAGCGGCTTCAATGGCAAGCCTTCAATACTGGCGGGCGTTCGACATCTGGTATCGCAAGGCCCGGAAGGTCGAGGACTACGAGATTGCCCAGATCGCAGATGCGTTGCGTATCAAGAACGAGAAGGCGGCACGCAATGAACTGCATCAGGCCAAGCTCATCCTCGCCCGGCTCGAAGCGCGGCTTAATTCGGGCGATGCGGACTTCTATCGCGCGGACATTGACGGCCTTCGGGCGGCGGCTTCTGGAATGGGCGGAAGCAATTCTGCCAAGCGACGGTAAATAGGGAGGGCAGGGGGAATGACAGCATCACATCAACTGACGCCTTCGCAGGCGAGATTAATGCAGGAACACCGCGAGCGCCGGCAGCGCCTTGCGGCCAAGGCCAAGCCTGACAAGCCCCTTCAATGCCTTTCGGCATCCGAGCGCGCCGCGGCATTCGAGCCGCCCGTCATCAAGCTTCTGTCGGCCGAGGCTCCCGAAACTCCGCAGGAATGGGCCGCCCGTCAGCGCCAGCGCTATCAACCCTGGTTCGCAATCGAGGAAGAGATCGACCCGCCGGCAGTAATCCGGCCGACTATTGGCCTCGTTCAGCGTAAATGCTGCGTTCACTTCGACATATCCCTGACCGCGATGTGCTCGCCGAGCCGCATGGGTAATGTGGTTCGGGCCCGGCAGGTGGCAATGTTCCTAGTCAAGGAATTGACGCTCAAATCACTGCCAGAGATCGGCCGTAAGTTCGGCGATCGGGATCACACCACGGTCCTGCACGCGGTCCGCAAGATTACCAGATTAGAATCTGAGGACAACGACTTGGCCGAAGAACTTGCGACGCTGCGTGAGCAGATTCGAGAGGCCGTCTGATGGACCTCTTTTCGTGGACACCGCCGCCGCTACCGAGCCCCGCCAAGGAGCGGGCGTTCGATGGCGCGACGTATGATCCGCGAAGGGATTACGAGCGGCTGTCCGGTCAACTGAAGGCAGTCTTTGACGTGATGCAGGACGGCCGCTGGCGCACGCTGAAGGACTTGGCCGCTGCGGTCGAGGGATCTGAAGCGGCGCTATCAGCGCGCCTCCGTGACCTCCGCAAGCCCAAGTACGGCGCCCACACGATCGAGCGCGAGCACATCGAGCGCGGCCTATACCGCTACCGCATGGTGCCGACATGAGCAAAAGCCCCATCACAGCCCTCAATGAAGTCCTCCTGGCTGCCGCTATCAGGGCAGAGCGAGCCAATGAGGAAAGGCTGCGCGAGAGCGAGCGCCGCCAGCTTGCCAAGCGCAACGACAACTACGCCAGTGAGTATCGGCATCACCGTGTTATCTCGAACCCAAAGGATGCACGGGCAGGGAATTGAGCAAGCGCGCTTGGATGCCTCTCTACGTTGGCGATTACCTGGGCGACACGGGCCATCTGAGCACCGTGGAGCACGGGGCATATCTGCTGCTCATGATGCACTACTGGCGCAAGGGCGAATTGCCTGACGACGACAAACAGTTGGCCGCGATCACCAAAATGCCGCTTCGCCAATGGCTTGCCTCGCGCGATACGTTGCAGGCGTTCTTCCATGACGGCTGGCAGCACAAGCGCATTGATGGGGAACTGTCTCGGATGCAGAAGGCAACCGACAAGCGCGCCGCCGCCGGCCAGAAGGGCGGACTGCGCGCTGCCATGAACCGAATGATCCTGCAAGATGCGGTATCACGAAGTAGCAATGCTACAGCAAAGCTCAAGCAAGCACCTGCTACAGCAATGCTCGACCACTCACACTCACATAAGAATATAACTACTACTGTTGATGAGGATACAGCGGGAGGGCTTGGCAATGGGCAAGCGGCACCATCTCGCCTATCTCTCAGTCCACAGGCTTTGGAAACGATGAGGAAGATCGGAGCATGAACGGGATCAATCGCGAGATACTTCCATACTGGAAGGCTTATGAAATTCGCCATGAATTCCGCGGCGAAACGGAGCTTTTGCATCAGCGCTGCGCCGACAGTTTTGCCGAATTCGGCCGCCAGATCAACCGAGAACTCTACGCTGATCCTATCCCATTTTCGCCGCCAAGTCGTTGGCAACGATTCAAAAACTGGATTGGCGACAATCGCATCACGAACGCTTGGCTGGTGCTGATCGGCTGCGAAGACATAGATCGAGGAGATTACTGATGACCGACATCGCCACACTAGGCGTTCACGCGCAAACCCTCATCAGGCGCTTGGTCGCGCCGGCCCAATGGCATTCGGTCTGGATCAGAGCGGAGACCGACGAGGACGGCAGGGCAACCGGCAAGCACGAACTCTGCGTATCCGTCCGCCCCGAGAAACTGAAACAGGTCAAGGTTCCCAAGGAGCATCAGGGTATTCCCGTGGTGCAGGTGCCTTGGCCGGAGGAAGGGTGATGGCCCACAAAGGCAAGCTTCCGACCGATGTCAAAGCGCTGGCTCGCGTCCACACCGAGAGCGCGCTGAACGTCTTGGCCGGCGTCATGAACGCGCCTGATGCGCCGCACACAGCCCGCGTTGCTGCCGCCACTGCTATCCTCAATCGCGGGTGGGGCCAGCCTCATCAATCCATTGATATGACGGCAGAAGTTGTCACGACTAAGGTTATCCGCACCCCAGCACCGACCAACAACCTCGATACCTGGAAGAAACAGTTCGAGGACAAGCCGGAGACGCTGCAATGACCGCAGCTCAGGCCCGCCAAATGCTGCGCGCCATCCGCAGGACATCGGCCAACCCCGGCTATACCGAGCCGCTGTCTGACATCGAGATCGAGGGCTGGATAGCGCTGTTCAGTGCGCTTGGGCTTGTGACGGAGGAGGGGTGATGCGCGTTGTTGATCGGAAGACGTTCCTGACGCTGCCTGCCGGTACGATCTATTGCAAGGGCATCCAATGGGCTTTTGACGGCCTGCACATCAAGGATGATTCCCTTGAGAATGACTGGATCTATCTCGATATGGCATGGCCGAATGCCTTCGACGCAGGGGATGCGGTCGATATTCTGCAACGATCGCTGGCAACTGGTTCATCGTTCGAGTGCGAGGATGCGTTCGGACGCGACGGCTGTTTCAACGATGACGCGGTTTTCCTCATTTTTGAGAAGGGTGACCTGATCGCATTGCGTGGCCGGATTGAGCAGGCGCTACAGCTTTGCAATGACTCAGCCTGAACTCGACATAATTTGGGACGCGCAGCCCAAGCAAGCCGCCTTCATCGCATGCCCTGCTGATGACGTGGCTTTCGGGGGAGCGCGAGGCGGGGGCAAGTCGGACGCGGTAATTGGAGATTGGGCGAGCCATGAAGACATTTATCACGAGCATGCGATCGGGCTGGCGCTACGACGGGAGAGAACGCAGCTTATCGAGCTTATCGAGCGAGCTAAGCAGATCCTTCTGCCAATTGGACACAAATGGCACGAGCAGGACAAATACTTTCGTGGTCCGAATGGGGGTCGTCTGCGCTTTGCTTATCTTGAGAATGATTCTGACGCTGACGCGTACCAGGGTCACGGCTACACTCGTCTTTACATCGAAGAAGTAGGCACGTTCCCAGCCGAAAGCCCGATCGCCAAGCTGCAAGCCACGCTGCGTTCCGGCCACGGCGTCCCCTGCCAGATGAAATCCACCTGCAACCCAGGCGGCCCCGGCCATCAGTGGGTCAAGGCCCGCTACAAGCTGGATACTCACCCCCACGGCATGGAAATCTTCCGGTTTGAGTATACCAACCCGTTCACCAAGAAGAAGATTGAAAAGACCCGAGTATTCATCCCGTCAAAAGTAGTGGATAACAAGTATTTGGGGGACGACTATGTTGCCAATCTATTTCAGGTCGGCAGTGAAAATCTTGTAAAAGCTTGGCTAACAGGTGACTGGTCAGTAATCGAGGGGGCGTTTTTTCCCGAATGGAGCACTGATAGTCATGTCATCCGGCCCTTTGAAATCCCCGGAAGCTGGACGCGATTCCGCAGCGCAGACTGGGGATCAGCGAAGCCTTTCTCCGTGGGATGGTGGGCGGTCGTGGGCGAAGATTACTCGCTGGGCCGAGGGCCTCCGTCGATTACCCAACGAATGGCAAATCCCGTTGGAGCACATTCACCTGCATTGCAAGGTGATGATCGACGGGGTGACCTATCTTCCGGGCTTGTACTGCCGAGAGGGTCGCTGGTCCGATACCGCGAATGGTACGGCGCGTCGTCGGCGAACGTCGGCCTCAAGCTCACCGCGGAGCAAGTAGCCGATGGCATCCGCGAGCGCGAACTCAAAGAGCCCCGAGACCTGGAAGGTCGGCCCGCTATTTCTTACGGCGTCCTTGACCCCTCCGCCTTTCGCGTGGACGGCGGCCCATCTATCGCAGAGCGAATGGCAGCGCCGCCAAATCGTATCTTTTTCCGCAAGGCCGACAACGCGCGAGTCCCGCAACGAGGCGCTATGGGAGGGTGGGATCAGCTTCGCGCTCGCCTGCTTGGCGACGGAGAGCGGCCAATGATCTATTTCTTCTCCACCTGCAAGGACTCGATCCGCACGCTGCCGGCGCTCCAGCACGACCCTGTGAAGGCCGAGGACGTGGACACCGAGCAGGAAGATCACGCACCGGACGACATCCGCTACGCCTGCATGAGCCGTCCCTACATCCGCGACGCCAGCGTGAGGCCCAAGGGCAAGCTGCTGATGGTCGGCGCGGGCAACCAAGTTTCGCTAGACGACCTCTGGCCGATGACCGACGCAGAACGCAAGCGGGGGCGGGTATGAAGCACTTCGGATGCCACCAGCCTGATTGGGCCGAGAAGATACTGCTGGAGGCCCATGCTCGCCTTCATTGGTTGAGTATCGAGATCAGGCAGAACTTTGCGCGCTTGGATGAGCGCCTAGAACGAGGAAGGGTTTAGCCAATGGCGGTAGGTATTCGCAATCCGGTCATGCGGGTCAACCCCAATTACGAGACGGTCGCGGCCGGCCAGACAGCGCAGGTGCTGGGCACGGCAGGTGCAAAGGGCGACTTCATCGCAGGCATCCTGGTCATCCCCGCAACGGTAGCGGGCGGCGTGGTGACGCTGATCGACGGCGCAACGTCCATTCCAGTCTACGTGGGCGGCGCGACCACGGCACTGACCACTGTGGCGCCGTTCTACATTCCGCTGAACATCTTCAGCGCGTCTGGGGCGTGGTCCATTACGACGGGCGCCAACATATCCTGCATCGCCATGGGGAGCTTCTCGGTTTGATGAAGAAGCCAACCTATCTCGAATGGTACAGCATGGCTGAGACGGCCATCCGCCATTATGAGTCGTACAAGTTCTTTCAGGACGGTGCGGCGAGAGAGGCAGCGCTTGCCGCGGTATTGGCTCAGGAAAAAGGGTGTTCAGCCGAGGCCACTCTGAGCGAATTTTGCCGGGTGTTCGAAAGCAAGGGACACGTTTGCTATTTCGATGATCCCTGTGATGCGTGGGCCGCCTGATGCCCGTCGCCCTCACCAAAGAAAACGAGATGGCCGCTCACTGGAAATCCCAGATCGAGCAGTGCGACAAGGCCACCAACAACTGGCACAAGCGCGGGGAGAAAATCCTCAAGCATTTTCGCGACGAGCGCGAGCAGCAGGACGCAGGCGTTGCCAAGCGCCTCAACCTGTTCTGGTCGAATAGCAAGGTCAAGAACCCTGCCGTTTACTCCAAGGCCCCGGTCCCGATCTGCGAGCGCCGCTTTCTCGACAAAGACCCCACGGGCAGGGTGGCCGCGACGATCCTGGAACGCGCGCTGCGCTATGAAATGCCCACCTCGGGGTTTCACAAGACGCTGAAGCGCTGCCGGACGGACTGGTCCATGGTCGGCCGCGGTCAGGTCTGGATACGTTACAACCCCAAATTCGGGATGGCGATCTCGCCCGAGCAGACCGCCGACAACGACATCGACATCAACGGCAAGCTGGTCGATGAAGACGAGGAGCAGAACGACGAGGCCCAAGAGCGAGAGTTCCTGAGCGAAAGCCTCTGCGTCGATTACGTCCACTGGAAGGACTTCTACATCTTCCCGGCCTCGGCCCGGACATGGGATGAGGTCGAGGGCGTCGGCCGTAAAATCCTGATGAGCCGTCAGGACTGCATCGACAATTTCGGGGAGAGCATCGGCAAGGAGATCGAACTCGATTGCAAGCCCAAGACGGATGGCAATCAGGGCGGGGAAAGCACGCTATCCGGCAAGGACGGGATGCAGGCCACCACCTACGAGATTTGGTGGAAGCCGCTCAAGAAGGTCTATTTCATCGCGCAGTCCTACCTGAAACTCTGCAAGGAGGTCGATGACCCCCTGAAGCTGGAGAACTTCTTTCCGTGCCCCGAGCCGTGGTCGGCCACCATGACCAACGACTCGCTGATCCCCGTGCCTGACTATGCGGAGTGCCAGGATCAGTACATGCAGATCGATGAGCTCTCCAAGCGCATCGACATTCTCACGGCATCCTGCAAGGTGGTTGGCGTCTATGATGCCTCGGCGCAGGCCCTGAAGCGGGTATTTCAGGAGGCGCAGGAGCCCAACCTGATCCCTGTGGATAGCTGGGCCATGTTCGCCGAGAAGGGCGGACTCAAGGGCGCTATTGACTGGGTGCCGATCGAGCAGATTGCGGCCGCGCTCAAAATCCTGATCGAAGTCCGCCAGCAGATGATCCAGGATCTGGACCGCCTGACCGGCATCAACGACATCATGCGCGGCACGTCCGACGCGCGGGAGACCATGGGCGCCCAGCGCCTGAAGACCAACGGCGCCAATATCCGCATCGATGACGATAAGGACGAGGCCAGCCGCTTCTGCCGCGACATCATCGCCATCATGGGCGAGCTAATTGCAGAGCATTACGACCCGACGACGCTGATCCAGGTATCGGGCTCGATGTATGACGAGGGGCTAGATCCCCCCGAAGAGCCCGCGCCTAATCCGATGATGGGCCATAATGGTGGCCCGCCGCTCGCTCCACCTCTTGCGCCGCCGTTGTCGCCTCCGGCCGGCGCATTGCCCCCGCAGGCTGGACCAATCCCCCCTGCCGCGCCGCCGTCGCAACCGGCCGCGCCCATGCCTGCGGGGGCGCCTCCTATGGGTATGGGACCGCCGCCGATCTCGCCCGAGATCGTCAAGCAGCAGCGCAAGGACAAGATGATTGCCGACGCAATCATGCTGCTGCGCAATGACAAGCTCCGCGGCTTCAGGATTGACATCGAGACGGATTCCACGGTCCAGCCCGACGCGCAGGAAGAGAAGGAACAGCGAATTTCCTTCATCGAGGGCGTGACGAAGTTCATCGAGCAGTCATCGCAGGTCATGATGGCGGTCCCGGAGTTCGGCCCGCTGGCCGCCAAGATGCTGCAATTCGCCGTGCGTGGCTTCCGGGTCGGCCGCGATCTGGAAAGCTCGATTGAAGACTTCTGCGAGAAGGCAGAGCAGAAGGCCAAGCAGGCCGCCAACAGCCCACAGCCACCAAGCCCCGAGCAGATCAAGGCCGACAGCGAGCGCTACAAGGCCGACAAGGAAGTCGAGCGCCAGCACCTCGAAAACGAGGGCGAGATGCGCAACAACATGATCGACCTCGAAAGCAAGAAACTCGACGTTCGCATGAAGGAAATGGAACTGGAGATGAAGCGTCTCGAGTTCCACGCCAAGATGAACGAGCCAATGGAAGGCGAAGAGGGCGAGGGGACAACCAAGGTCCACCCCCATCTTGCGCTCAACCAGATTGCCGAGGCCGCCAAGGTCTTCGACCTCGCTTCAAAGCGTAACGCTGCCCCTCGCAGGATCGTCCGTGGTCCCGATGGCAAGGCATCCCACGTCGTCACGGATTTCCAGGAGAACGCCTGATGCGCAAGCAGATGGGCTACCTGATGATCGATCATCGCGCCTCGCCCGGCCTGCCCGAGGATGTCGCGCGATCGGTAGGCTATGATCCGAAATTCTGCGGCGAGGGCAAGGTCTACGAGGTCGATACCCTGACCTGCGCGCACTGCAAAAATACCGTTGTGCCGAACATGTTCCGGACCCGCGAGCGCGCCAGATGCTTCGACTGCGAGGCCAAGGGCGGCAAGTACATCTGCGATGTCTGCGCGTTCAAGGCCGCTCAGCCTGGTTACGTTCACACCTCGTTCGCAAAAACCATCGAAAGCGTCATCAAGCAGGAGTTGATGCGAACGTCGATGGGTTCATCCCCAAAACTCCTGCTTCCAGACTGAGGACTAGACAATGGCAAAGAGGATTTTTCAGCAGGCGACGTGGACCCCGACCGCGCAGGCGGATGGCGTTCTGACCGGATCATGGCAGGCCCTGAAGGGCGGCGCGGCGACCGACATCCTGAGGATCAACAAGATCATGCTGATGGGGCAGGCGTCGTCCTCGTCCGTCAACGCAATGTGCCTGGCGCGCTCGTCCACGCTTGCAATCACGCCCACAGCCCTTGCGCTGCCCAACTCGGATGCACCGGCCAACATCGCCGCGGCGACACTATCCAGCCCGCCTACGGCCTTTGTGGCAGCGGCCACGGCGCCGAACCGCTCGCCTGCCGTATCGATTGCCCGACTGAACCTCACCTTCAATTCGTTCGGCGGCATTCTGGTCTGGCAGACCAATCCGGGATCGGATGAGGAGTGGATTTCCATCGGATCTGCCACGACCTCGAACTCCGAGAGCGTTCTGTCGGCATTCAACACGGGAACGGCCGGTCCGATGGCCAGCGATATTTTTTATGAGGTTCTGTAGCCTGAATGGCGAACGTCCTCCTCTACAACCTTGCGGCCATGACCGTTGCCAGCACGGGAACGGGCACGATTACGCTTGGTTCGGCAGCTACAATCAACGGCGTGCTGTTTCTGAGTTTTGCTGCTGCTGGCGTGAGCAATGGTGAGACGGTTGCTTATTCGATCCTCGATCCGTCAGGCGCCTCGGAAGTGGGATTCGGCGTCTATACGTCGGCCGGCACGACGCTAACGCGCAACGCGACGACATCGACCAACAGCAACAACGCGATCAACATGTCGGCGAACGCGATCGTTCGGATTTCGCCGCGGTTGCAGGACATCGGAACGCCGGGCCAGCGCCCGGCTACGACGACCAACGACAGCGCCAGCGCGGGTAATGCGGGAGAATATCGCTACAGCAAGACCACGACCGGAACGTCTACGGTCACTATCTCCAATGCCTCGCCAGGCATCATTTCGTGGACCAACCATGGTCTCAACATCGCGTCCGGGGTGAATTTTACCACCACAGGCGCGCTGCCTACGGGGCTTTCGGTTGGAACTAACTATTATGTGTCATCGCAAAGTTTCGGAGCCAACAGCTTTGCGGTTTCAACAAGCGTCGATAACGCTATCGCAGGAACCAGCGTCAATACATCGAGCGCGGGCTCAGGAACGCATACTGCTACCAGCACGATCCTTCTGACGACCACGGGACAAATCAATGTAACCGGCATGTCACTCACGGCCGGCGATTGGGATGTGTTCTATCAGTCCACCAAAACCACGGGGACGGCGACCAATACGACGGTTGCGGTTGCCAGCATTTCTTTGGTGAGCAGCACGGTCGATGGAGGCATGGGCAATTTCAACGTCATCAACTGTCCATCGACCGGATTTGTAGCTCCAAACGGGGCTAATCTGATCGTGACAGTAGGGCCTGTTCGGCAATCATTTTCTGCGACAACGACTGTATACGCCGTGGATTATTCGGTCTTTACCGTCAGCACATTGACAGGTGCCGGCATCATGATCGCCCGCAGGGTACGTTGATGATGGTATTTTTCCCAACCGTCAACACAGCGGCAGCCGTTGCCAACTACGTCATGGGCGACGGGTCCATGTCGGTGGATTGCGGGACAAACCCGATCACAGCCAGATTGATGCAGGGGCTTGATCCCTATGCCATGCGCGACATGGTTCCGTTCGGAAAGGGAAACGGCTATTCCACGCTGACGGGAAAGACGCCAACCACGCTGCCGATCTCGGGGCGTCGTGGGCTTATCTATGTGCGGTCGCAATCCAATGCCGGAAATGTCTCCGGGGCGACTGCCTACAACCCCGCCAATCCGAACGCGATTTTCAATATCAATCCGTTCAACGGGCTGGTCTACAAGCTGACCGATCCGATCCTAGGGGCGGATGGGCCGGGTGCATCATTCGTCACGCGGCTGGCGGACGGGTTGGTTTCATCTGGTCTGGTCGATACCGTTACCGTCATCAACATGGCCGTGGGAGCTACTACCGCCGCGCAATGGGCCAGCGGCGGCATCTGCTATCACCGCATTTTCGTGGCGCATCAGCGGGTATTGCAGCAATCGAGTTTTGCCCCGTCATGGCGCATCTGGATTCACCATCAGGGCGAGAGCGACACGGCCGCGAGCACGGCAGGCTATCCCTATCAGGTCGCACTCGAAAGCACCCTGGCGCGCTGCAACGAGATGACCCCCGCCGCCATGCAGTTCGTCGGGAAGGTCAGCTTTTACAATACGCAGACCTCGGCAGCCATCACGCGAGCCCAAGCCAGCGTTGTCAGCCGTAATATTCGAACGCTCGGAGACTTCGACACCATCGACTGCACAGGCCGGTCTGCTGGCTGCATCGACTACAATACGGCAGGCGTCACCTCGGCGGCATCGATCGCTCAGACCCAGATCCAGAACTGGTTGACAGGCTGACATGCTCGGCTTTGGCGCATTAGGTGAATTTGCTTTAGGCGAAGGTCCGATCGCCAATCCTCCGCTTGGTGGCGGAAATTTCCCACCGGCAACCCCTGTTCGTCGCACTACGCCCCCCCGCGTCGTCTCAGTCAATCTATGCCTGATCGCGAGCCTTGGTCCGTTTGCGCAGACCAATTATCCGCTGCCCAAATCGCTCAAGCCCGCGGCCCCGCTCGCAGCCCCATACAATAACAGCCTCTTGGCGCAACCGCTGCGGCAGACCGATTGGCCCGCCGCCAAGAGAGTGCCGTTAAGGGCCATTTCCAATTCATCGCCGCAGAACCTGCCGCTGATCGCCTCGCTCGGGCCGTTCAAGCAGACCGTCTGGACGCCTGCGCAGAAACCGCAAAATGCGGTGGGCGCAGTCCAGCCCAACGTCCCGCTGCTGGTCCAGCAATCAACGCCGTTCGTAAACGTATCCTTTGCCGTCCCGGCCAAGGCCCGGTTCGCGCTGCCGTTCCAAGTGCCCAACACGGTGGTGTTCGTCCCGCCGCCCGATACCCATGACGGCGGCGTATTCGTCAAGAAGAAGCGCAAGAAGATCGGCCCCGATCCGATCGAGCTGGAACTCGAAGAGAAGGCCAAGCGCCGCGCCGCCATTGAACTTGCCATCTATGGCCCCGAAGTCACCTATGAGCCGCAGCGGTCGATCCTTGAAGCACCGCTGCCGCCCGCGCCGCCTCCGAACGTCGAAGACCTCGCCCGCGTCATGGTGCAGGTGAGATCGGCCGAAATGGAGGCGCAACGGCAGGCGCTCGAGCAGGACGATGAGGATGTGATTGAAATGATCCTGAGGGACATCTGATGCAGCGCATGTGCAAAGTCTGCGGCGATTGGCACGACCTCGACGAGCCCTGGCCCGCCAAATGCCGGGGAAATAGCGGCCGGTCATCGGCCCCCTACGTCATTTCCGACACTATGCAGCCCCTGAAACACATGGGCACAGGCGAAGTATTGGACAGTAAAGCCAAGTTTAGGCAGGCCACAAAAGCCTCCGGCTGCGTCGAGTTGGGCAACGAGTCAATAAAACCCCGCGCTCCGATCAAATTAGACAGTGGAAAACGCCGGGAAGACATTCAAAAAACTATATATCACCTCCGGAACGGCTATTAATACCAGCACTAGCATTCGGCGGGAGCCTATGGAACTAGCTGACCAGCAAGTCCAGGAGAATGAGGGATCAGGCGGCCTTTCCGGCGCGGAAATCCCTGCGGCCGCGGATGTACCGGCGCAATCGTCGGCTCCCGCCGAAAAGCCTGCGAAGGAAGCCAAGCTTTCCATTCGCGAGCAGATCACCAAATCAGTCGAGGCTGCGCGGGTTGAGGAAGCCAAGCGCGCCCGAGCGGCAGGCGGCAAATTCACGAAATTGGAAGCTGGCGCGGCTGAGAAGCCTGCGACGGCCCCTGAAATCCCGAAGCCTGAAGCGCAGGCGCAACCCGAAGCCTCAAAGCCTGTCGGGCCGCCTTCTGCTTGGAAGGCCATTTGGGAGAACCTATCCCCTGAAGCGCAAGCGCTCGCGGTCAAACGCGAAGCGGACGTTGAAAAGGGGTTCTCCGAGTATCGTACTAAAACCGCTCAACTCGCGGAAATCTCGCAAGTCTTTGAACCGATCCGCGCCGTTCTTCAGCAGAATGGCATCACATCGGACGTTCAAGCCGTCAAACAGCTTGCACAATGGGAAGGGGCGTTTCGCAACCCAGCGACGCGCACTCAGGCCTTTCACGACCTTGCCAGAACATACGGGGTTGATCTCGCAACCTTGGTCCAGAGTTCTTCATCCGCAGCGCCGTCAAATGCGCAGGATATTCCCGATCAGCTTCGGCCGGTCCTCGATCAGTTCGGTCAGGTTTCGCAGCAGGCTCAACAGGCGCTCGCCCGCGTTCAAACGTGGGAAGAGCAGCAGGCCGCTCGCGAAATCACTGCGTTCGCTTCCAACCATCCGCATTACGAAGCTGTCCGTGTTCAGATGGGCAAGCTGATTACTGCGGGCCTCGCCACCAATCTCGATGACGCCTATCAGCAGGCGGTCAAGATTCATCCCGAGGTATCGGCCAAGATCGCCGAGGAAGAGCGCACCAAAGCCGAACAGAAGGCCGCAACCGAACGAGCTGAAAAGCTCCGCGCCGCACAAGCGGCTGCGGTATCGCCTTCTCCAAGAGCCCCATTGGGCGCGGGTGCATCAGCACCACCCGGCAAGAAGGCAGGCGTAAGGGATTCCATCCTGTCGTCCATCAGCGCGCTCCGGGAGGAACAAAGGGCCTAACCCAATGGGGTAGGCTATGGCCTTTCCGAATCTCTCTGAAATCGTGACGACCACCCTGCGTTCGCGCACGGGTGAACTAGCCGACAACATGAGCCGCAACAACGCGTTGCTCGCTCGTCTCAGCCGGCGGGGCAAGGTCAAGACCTTCTCCGGCGGCCGAACCATCGTCCAGGAACTCAACTACGCCAACAACCAGACGTTCCAATGGTACAGCGGCTACCAGACGCTGAACATTGCGCCGTCGCAGACCTTCTCGGCTGCGGAATATCCCATCCGCCAGTCCGCAGTGGCTGTCTCGATCTCCGGCCTGGAAGAGCTCCAGAACTCCGGCGAGGAAGCGATCATCGACCTTCTCGAATCCCGCATCGAGAACGCCGAAGACACCTTCATGAACGGCATGAGCCAGGGCATCTACGGCGACGGTACCGTTACCGGCTCCGTCAACGGCCTTCAGCTCCTGATCGCCACGGCGCCCACCTCAGGCATCGTCGGCGGCATCGATCGCGCGACCTGGACCTTCTGGCAGAACCAGAAATACGGCGCGGTCACGGACGGCGGCGCAGCGGCCACCTCGGCGAACATCCAACAGTACATGGATTCGATCTGGGTGACGCTGGTTCGCGGCCGTGACGCTCCTGACCTCATCGTCGCCGACAACAACTACTACAAGTACTACTGGCAGTCGCTGCAAGCCATCCAGCGCATCGCCACGGAAAACGGCTCGGGTGAGTTCGGCGCGCTGGGCTTCCAGACGCTGAAGTACAACACGGCCGACGTGGTGCTGGACGGCGGTTTCCAGGGCTACTCCACCGATCCGTTCCCGGGCGAACTCTCCTCGACCGTGACCGGCCTCGGCGGTGTCCCTGCGTCCACGATGTACTTCATCAACACGAAGTACCTGCATTGGCGACCGCACGCCCGCCGCAACATGGTCCCCCTCGATCCCGACCGCTTCAGCGTCAACCAGGACGCCATGGTCAAGCTCATGGGTTGGGCCGGCAACATGACCCTCTCGAACGCCTTCCTTCAGGGCGTCCTCTACAACACGTAAGGAGCCACGCACATGGTCGCATACGCTGCTCAGTCCATCGAAGGCGTGGACGTTACGGGCATCTACACCATCTACAACCAGGCGGCGGCGCAATCCGCCACCAATACGCCGGACTATCCTGCGCTGCCGTTCAAGTTGGGAACGCAGGTTGTCTGCACGGACGGCTCGCGGTGGATCTTCGCCGATACCACCACGACCATCGCGCAGGGCTATACGGTCGCCATCAACTCCACCTTCCGCGCAACTGCGATCGGTGGAGCGGGCGCGGCTACCGCCGTTCCGGAAGCGCTCGCCATGCAGATCGGGTTCTACCAGAACTCGACCTCGCTGACGACGGGTCAGGCTGCGTGGTTCATGATCCAGGGCGTTCCCACGGTGCTGGTTGCATCGGCCGGCATCTCCGTGGCGCTTTACAGTTCGGACACCGCGGGTGCTCTGACGGGCGCCACCAACACCGTCTCGCACTACCAGATCAGCGGCATCACCTGCGTTGTGACGGCCTCGGGCAGCACCGCTTCGCTGACCTCGACCGTTGCCAACTCGGTCTCGGTGCGCAAGCCGCAGGCTGGTTCGTAATGCTCATCTACGCCTCGGCATGCCCGGTCTACTACGCCGCGCATGGCGAGGCGTTCGTGCGTTCTGCCGCCCGACATGGCTATCAGGTCAAGATCGACATCTCGGACGGTCCCAACGACTACGCAGTGCCGAAGTGGAAAGCCGCGGCACTGCGCTTTTTGAACCTGCCGGAACTGCTCGACAGCAACGATCAGGTTCTGGTGCTGGACATCGACTCCATCATCAACGGCCCGATCCCGGTTCAGGACGATTGGGACATGGCGCTGTTTTTCCGGCCGTGGATTCCGGAGGAAAACAAGAAGCTCTTGCTCGCCGCCTCCTACTGGACGCCGCGCGCCAAGCCGTTCGCCGAGCACATGCGCGCTCAGTACCACAAGAAAAGCAAGTGGCTGTCCGAACAGACCTACGCCTACCGAACGTATCTGGAGATCGGCGACCAGTTCAACATCGGGCGCCTCGACCAGAATTTCGTCAGTTACGATTTTCGCGAGAATGCGGCGATCTGGACCGCCAAGGGTCCGGCGCGCAAGGGCGATCCCAAATACATCGAGCGGAGGGATAGTCATGTCGCTGCTTGACCTTCATGAAGTAGGCCCGATCACGTCGTTCGCCGCGATGGATGACGACGTGCGCAACGAGCACGTCAAGCGCAACAGCAAGGCCGTCTATGGCAGGCTTCGCGATGACATTCCCCCGCACGACCGGCTGGCCTCGCTGGCGTGTTTCGGACCTTCTCTGAAGCAGACTTATCCCTTCCTCAAGGGCGACATCTATTGCGTCGGCGCCGCGCATGCGTTTCTGATCGATCAGGGTATCTATCCGATCGCCAGCATCGACTGCGACCCGCGGGCTCGGGTGGTGGAGCAGCTTGGCAAGCCGCACCGTGAGGTCAGCTACTGGCTCGCCTCCTGCGTCAACCCTGCCTATATCAAGAAGCTCGAAGGCTATGACGTAACGCTATTCCACCTGCACAACGGCGAGGCGTCGGCGAATTTCATCTGGGATCGCGAGCCCGATGCGTGGCTTCTGAACGGCGGCGGCAGCGTCGGCCTGCGCGCGATTTCGCTGCTCTATGCGCAGGGTTATCGCCGCTTTGAAATCCACGGCATGGATTCGTCCTACGAGGGCGAACAGGAATATGCCGGCGCCCATACCGGACCCGAGAAGAAAAGCATCTTCCGCGTCATGTGCAGGGATCGCTGGTTCCGCACCAATCCGCAACTGATCGACTACGCCCGCCAATTTCTCTCCGACCGGCCAAAGCTCTGGCCGAACGCGGAAATCCGCCTCTATGGCGACGGGCTCTTGCAGGAGATGTGCCGTGCTTAGAGTATTCATCGGCTTCGATGATCGCCAGGCTGTGTCCTACCATGTGCTCTGCGCTTCCATCATGAAGCACGCGAGCAAGCCGGTCTCGATCACGCCTCTGATCTTGCCGTCGCTGCCAATCAAGCGACGGGGGCTCACGCCGTTCACCTTCTCTCGCTTCCTGTGTCCATATCTCTGCGACTTCAAGGGAACGTCGCTATTTCTTGATGCGGATATTCTCGCGCGCGCCGATCTGGCGACGCTGCCGAACATCGAGGAAACGTATCACAACGTTGCCCTCGTCAAGAACAAGCTGAAGTTTGAATGGTCATCGGTGATGTTGTTCAACAATGCGTTCTGCCGCAACTTAACGCCGGAATACATTGACGATCTTTCGCACAATCCAATGAAGATGGAATGGGCAATCGACATCGCTGAATTGCCGCCCGAGTGGAACCATCTCGTAGGCTATGACGAGCCCAACCCCAACGCCAAGCTGGTGCATTTCACGCAGGGCGTTCCGGTGTGGCCGGAAACCATGAACAGCGAGCACGCCATGGAATGGCGCTCCACCATGCTCGAATTGATCCAGGCAAAACCGTGGGCCGAGATCATGGGCAATTCGGTTCACGCCAAACCAGTTCTTGAACGACTGCAAACGGGAGAAGCAGCATGAACGATCTCACTGAATTCCGTCCGATGACCGGCATGGACTCCGCATCCATCGCCTCGCAGGGCTATGGCATGGTCCAGTACGGACCCGGCGACGACAAGCTCTTGGCCGGCTTCTACAAGAAATCCGTCCTCAACGCGGCGCAGTCGCGCGCCGAAGGCCGCCCGATCTACAACGGCGTGGATTTCGTCAAGATACAGCATCCCGGCGAAACCCTGAACGTGGTGGACCGGCCGGCGACCGAGCAGGACAAGCAGCGCTTCCAGCGTCAATGGGCGCAGTATTCCGCGGGTGTGACGCAAATCCCCGATGGCGTGCCGCTGAACCAACTCTTCCCCGATAAGCCGCAGATCGTGGACATGATGCGCGGCTACAACATCCACACCGTCGAGCAGCTTTCCAACCTGTCCGGCCAAGCCATCTCGACGGTCGGCATGGGCTGCCAGGAATGGGTCAACCTCGCCAAGCGCTACATGGAGCGCGCCGAGAAGGGCGTCGATCACCACAAGTTCGAGACGGCGATGGCGCAGAAGGATCAAGAGATCGCCGCGCTGAAGCGTCAGATGGCGGAAGTAACCGCGCTGGTTCGTCAGCAGCAGTCGCAGGCGCCGCGCGCCATGCCGCAGATGCCCGTCGTCGATGATTTACAGACCATGCAGATCAACACGGCTCACCAGAGCAACGAAGGTCTCACCCCACTGCCTGCTCAGTTCCATACGGATTTGTCCCCGCAGGTCCAACCCGCGCCGCGCCGTCCCGGCCGTCCGCGCAAATTGCAGGAGAACTAGATGGCCAAGAAAGAAGACTTGATGCAGGCTGGCTTTGCGTGGCCGTTGGCTCAGCTTGAAGGTCTGAGCAGCACCACCATTACGGCGGCCGGCACGACCTCGACGGATGCCACGGCAGCCAACTCGGTAGCCAATAACGTATTCATCATGACGGCATCGGGCTCCGATGGCATTCGCATGTCGTCGTCCACGCCGCTGCTGTCGATGGTCTTTGTCTGCAATACCGCGGCCGGTAACGGCAAGGTCTATCCGCATACGGGCGGCGCGGTGAATGGCGGCTCGACCGATGCCGGCGAAACCTGCAATGCCACGACGGTCCAAATCTGGATGCGCGTCAGTTCAACGGCATGGGTTGCTGTTCTGGGCGCCTGATCCATGGCCCAACTGAACCTGTTGCAAATTATTCAGGCCGTAACCGGCGAACTCGGACTGGTGCAACCGTCCGTGGTCGTCGGCGCGACCGATTTGCAGACGCTTCAGTTGTTCAACCTCTGCAACCGTGCAGGGGACAGCCTCAAGCGCGATCATGACTGGACGTTCTTGCAGTCGCTGTTCACGCTGGACGTAACCGCGCCGACCGTAACGACCGGGAATACCTCGGAAGGCTCTGCGGTCCTCTCCGGCATTCCATCAACGGCAGGCATCACGGCAGGCATCTACGTGGTGACGGGATCGAGCATTCCCGTTGCGGCCCGCGTGCTGTCGGTGGACAGCGGCACGCAGATCACCATGGACATGGTGGCGACGGGCACCAATACCGCGACCACGCTTACCTTCGCGCAGGACACCTATCCGGAGAACGCCGACTTTGACAGATTCCTCAATGGTACTGCATGGGATCGCACTAATCGTTGGGCTCTTCTTGGTCCTGACAGTCCTCAATTGGACGAATATCATCGGTCGGGAATTGTCACTACGGGACCGCGCCGCCATTTCCGTCAGGTCGGGAATCTTGTTGCTGGCACTTACCGGCTTTGGCCGCCTCCTGCAACTGTAGATACGCCATTCCAAATCGCATGGGAGTACATCTCCCTGAACTGGGTCCGCGTCAACGGCGGCGCGACACTCGCCGCGTCCTTTGCGAATGACGATGACGTTCCACTGATCGACAGCCAGGCGCTGATCCTCGCCACGAAATGGCGCTTCCTCGAAGCCAAGGGCATCCCGACCGCTGCATCGATGCAGGTGGAATTTCGTGATTACGTTTCTCAGCTCATTGCGCGCGACGGCGGCGCTCCGACGCTCAACATGGGCCGGCGCTTTGAACCGTACCTGCTCAGTCCCTGGAATATTCAGGATGCCAACTATCCGGGGAACACCTGATGCGCGCGACACTCGCCCTTCAGATGGACAAGAAAACCCGCAATGGCTTCATGGCGGGAACTGGCTTGTCTTATCCGATGTCGATCCCGGCTTCCGTCAAGGGCTGGGACCAGATCAGCTCGCTCGCCAACATGGAGCCGGACCACGCTGTCCAGCTCGACAATTTCATCCCGCGTCCCGGCTATCTGGAAGTGCGGCGCGGCTCGCGGTCATGGGCAACCGGCGTCGGCTCTGGCCCCGTCGAAACCATCATGGCGTACAACGCGCCGAACCTCAACAATTCAAAGCTGTTCGCGATAGGTGGCGGCGCAATCTATGACGTGACCACGCAGGGCGCAGGCTCAATCACGACCATCACGGGCCTTTCGAGCAACCGCTGGCAGTATTGCAATTTCACCAATGCCGCCGTGGCTGCATGGCTTGTTGCCGGCAATGGCGTCGATCACCCCGTTATCTATGACGGTTCGACGTGGGCACAGATGACGCTCACTGGTATCTCTCCGGAAGATGTTGCGTCATGGACGGCATGGAAGGGGCGGCTGTGGTGTACGCTCGCCAACTCCACCAAGGTCGGCTATCTCGCCAATTCCGCGATCTCCGGCGCGGTCACGACGTTCGACCTCGGCCAGCAACTGACCCGCGGTGGCAACATCATTGCCATTGCCTCATGGACGCAGGACTCCAAGCAGACCGTTGACGAGTACATTGCGTTCATCTCCTCGCGCGGTCAGGTCGTGGTCTATCAGGGCACGGACCCGAGCACGGCCAACACCTTTGCACTGGTGGGCCTGTACGATCTCGGCGCACCGATCGGCAAGCGCTGCTTCCTGCGCATTTCCGGCAATCTCTGGATCATCTGCGTGGACGGCATCCTGCCGATGTCGGAGATGCTGACCATGGACCGTGCGGCATCGGCCAAGGTCGCGCCCACGACCATGATCCAGAACGCCATGATGACGGCGGCGCGGCTCTACAACGGCAATTTCGGCTGGCAGTTCATCGAATACGCCAAGGGCCAACTCGCCATCCTGAACATCCCGCAGGTCGAGAACAACACTTCCGTCCAGTTCGTCATGAACACGTTGACCGGCGCCTGGTGCCAGTTCACGGGCATCAACGCCAACTGCTGGGAAGTGCTTAACGACGTGCCGTATTTCGGATCGAATGACGGTGGGGTCTATCAGTGGGATTACGGCTCGGGCGACTACATCGATACGCTGGATTATCCCATCACGGCGACAGTGCAGACCGCGTTCAATTATTTCGAGAGCAGGGGACACCTGAAGCGCTGGACGATGGTTCGTCCGATCCTGACCACGGACGGCTCGGTTACGCCGGGCGTTGGCCTCAACGTCGATTTCGGGACGGATGCGCCGATCTCCATTCCTTCGACCTCAAGCTCGGTTGCCGCGCTGTGGGATGTAGCACTTTGGGATGTCGCGATCTGGCCGATTAACTCGTCCGTGGTGGCGAACTGGACGACCATTGAGGGCATCGGGCAATGCGCTTCGATCATCACCAAGGTTTCGACGACCGCGAACGGGTCAGCCAATGGCGTGACGCTTCAGCTCAATAGCTGGGATTTGATCGCCGAACCGGGAAAGGCGTACTTCTGATGAAGACGTTTGTCCTTGGTCATGATGTGGAAGTCGCGCATTGGGCGTTCGGTACGTTCAACTTTGCGCCCGTCCCGTTTTGCATGGCGGTCGGCATCGCGGAGCGGGAAAAAGGCCTCGTCGGCGCTTTCCTGTTTCATGCGCACAACGGGCCAGATGTCGAGGTCTCCTATTACGGCCCCGGCACGATGACGCCTGAGATCGTCAAGGGCATTGCCAAGATCGCCGTTGAACAGCTTGGCGTGTCGCGCATCACGGCGCGCACCAGCCGCGACAATCATTTGCGCAAGAGCATTCACAAACTCGGCTTCGAGTTCGAGGGCGTGCGCAAGTGCGGCTATGGCGAGGACCATGATGCACTGATGTACGGCCTTTATGGCAAAAACCTCGCGAAACTCGCGGGAAAGGCGGTGCATTGACATGAGCTTTAGCGCACCCAAGGCACCCGATCCCGCACAGACTGCCGCGCAGCAGCAGCAGTACAACATCGGCGCGGCCAAGCAGCAGAACGCCAACAACTCCTATGGGCAATCCTCTGCCTATGGCTCGATCAACTACGTCCCGGACTCCTCGCAGCCGTCAGGCTATCGCATCGAGAACTCGTTCTCGCCGACGCAGCAGGGCCTCTACAACACAGCCACGGGGACGCAGGCGATCGCGGGGCAGACCGGACAGGACTTGCTGCGCAATACGCAGAGTATGTATTCGCAGCCGTTCAATGGCAACAATCAGGCTGTCACCGACAAGCTGAACCAGTGGCAAGCGCAGTACCTTGCTCCGATCTTCAAGCAGCAGGGCTCGAACCTGGAAGCCGATCTGCGCAATCAGGGTCTGACGCCGGGCTCGGAAGCCTACAACAACGCCAAGAACCTGCTGGCGCGCAATCAGGGCGATGTCACCACCAATTACCTGACCAAGAACCAACAGCAGGGCTTCGATCAGGCGCTGACGGAATACCAGACGCCATTGCAGACCATCGGCGGACTGTTCGGCATGGCTGCGCCGCAGGGCATCAACCCGCTGCAAACGCCGAGTTCGAGCGTGCAGCCGGCGAACTATGCGGGCCTCGTCCAGTCCAACTACGAGAACGAACTGAAGAACTACGAGAACACATGGAACAACGTCGGCAAGCTCGGCACGGCCGCAGCCGGTCTTGCCTTCGCACCAATGACCGGCGGCACGTCGCTGGCGGGCATGTTCGGCGGATGGGCCGGAAATCAGGTCGGCAAGGCGCTCGGTCCATCCGGCGGCTACACGGGCTGGACTAGCGGAGGGTGGGGCTAATGGCTGAACTCTTCCCCGGCAACTACGTCAACCCGCAATACGCGACTCCCGAACAGCTCGCGATGCAGCGGGCCTATGCGGCCGAACTGACGAAGCGCAGCGGCGAGAACGTCAACCGGCCGACCGGCGCACTCGCCAACATTCTGACTTCGATCACCGGAAGCCTTGAACGCAATCGCGCCAATGAAATCCAGCAGGAAGCTGCGGGACGCAATGCTGGCGATCTGTCTGCGCTGATCGCGCAGCTTCAGCGGAATCAGGTCGATCCGGCGACAGCAGGTCAAATCTACGCCAACCCGATGGCATCTCCCGAGCATCGGGCGCTGGTCAGCGGCTTGGTCGCCCCGCAAAAGATTGAGGACGTGGCCGGGCGCCCCGGCACGTTCAGCCCTGCGGCTGGCGTGCATGCCGCTCCGGTCAATGGCGTTTTCCAGCCTGGCTTCCGTCAGCCCATGTCAACGCCAGATGCGAGCACAACGGTTCCTGTTCCAGCAGCGATGCCGCAGCAGCAGCCTCTGCCTCCTCCCACTGTTCCCCCCGGTACAGTACAGGGCGGCATGTTCGGCGGCATGAAATCAAAGCCCATTGGTTGGGACAATTCAGCTCCGCCCCCAGGTGGAGGGCCGCAGGCGCCTGTGTCAGGCCCTCCCGCTGTTGCGGCGCCTGCGGCCTCGTCCAATTTCCTGACGCTTGATGCTCTTGCTGCCAAGGGAAGAGAACTGGCGGCCGAGAGAGAGCGCACGCAGGGTGGTGCCAAGGCAGAAGGCGCGGTTATCAGCCAAGACCTTGCTGCGGCCAACGATGCGCCCAACGTGCTCAAGGGCGTCGGTACCATCAAGGACAATATCCAGAGGTTTGGCGACCAGATCACGTTTGGTCCGACCTCGCCATGGTCTCTTGAGATTAAGCGAGCGGCCGCCAACTACGCGCCCGGCATGATGAAAAATCAGCTAGAGGCAATCGCAGCCGCCGACTCGATCAACAAGGTTGGTATTGGACTGGCCGGCGTCCTCGCCAGCCAATTGCAGGGCGGCAACAACGCCGAGACCTTTGCAAAGTCCATGCAGGGCGTGCCGGGCCTGACGACCTCGAAAGAGGGTGCGTTGGCAATGGCCGACATGATCCAGCAGTCTGCGGCAAAGTCGCAGCAATTGGGCGCGATCTATCGACAGTTGGAAGGAGCGGGACGCTTGCGTGAATACCAAGCGATGCGCGAGCGCTTCCTGACCGAGAACCCCGTTCTCAATCCGCTGACCAAGAACCCCATCGAGATGGACCTAGCCGCCGCCAAGAAGCGATCTGAGGGCGGTGGAGCACGCATTATTTCCGTGGAGCCTGCGCGCTGATGGGCTCGATCTACACCATAGAAGTTCCTTCCGGGCATCGTCTCAAGATCGAGGCCGATACTCCGGACGAAGCTTTGAAGGCCGCGGATGGCTGGACGCCGCAGCAAGCTCCCATGGCTCCCGTCGAGAAGGCGCAGGATGTCATCAAGAGTGCGGCCGTTGGCCTTCCGAAGGGAGCAATTTCGCTCGCGGGCGCCATTCCTGACATTGCGTCCACGATGAAGGGCGCGGCAAACAACTATCTGTTTGATCCTCTGTTCAACGCGATCAGCGGTCCTCAGAAGGAAGGCCCAAAGCCATTTGATCTGAATGAACGCGCTGGTTCGGCAGCCATCAAGCGCGGCGTCGAGAGCGTTACGGGACCGCTTTATGACCCGAAATCAACGGAAGGAAAGTTCGCTCAGGCTGCTACCGAGGCAGTTCCTGCGTCCCTGTTCGGCCCGGGCAGCACTGCCGTCAAAACGGTGATTGGTCTCGGTTCTGGTCTTGGAGGGGAAACCCTTGCGCAGAAATTTGCGGGCACTCCCTTTGAGCCTTGGGCAAGACTTGTGGGGGGCATTATCGGAGGCGCCGGCACGGCTGTTGGTACGAAGGGCGTAGAGGCGGCGCGCAATTACTCGGCGGCCAAGTCCACAGGGCAAGAGCTGGGTAACATCCTTGGAACGGATGCGATCAAGCCCGGTGCCGTGCGCCGCACTGCTCAAAGCGCTGCGGATGACGAACTATCGCTAACTGGGGCGCAGACCTCGCAAGCCAATCTCGGCCCGGAAGCCATGGTGATGGATCTGGGGCGCCAGATGCAGGGAAGGGCAGAGGCCGTCTCACTGCATCCTGGCAAGGCTCAAAACACGGTGCTGGATGCTGTCGAAGGACGTACTGGCGAGTTTGGGTCCGGTGCCCGCACCCGCATTGAAGATACGCTGAACAAGCATCTTGGGCCGAACGAAAACGTCGTCAAATTGATGGATGACGTTGACGAATTGGTGCGGCAGCGCGCTACGCCGGCCTATGAGAAGGTGATGACGGATCATCCCGTCATCAACGTCCCCGCAGAAATCACGAGCCGCCCCGCCGTGGCGCAGGCCATGAAGGGTGCAGAAAGCCTTGCCAAGAACTACGGCGAGAAGCTTGCGACCTCAGAGACGAGGACCATTCTGAGCGGTCCCGGCTATCATATTGCCGATGACGTAGCGCTGCCTGCGCAAACCTCCCTGAAATACTGGGATTACGTCAAGAAGGGGCTGGACCAGCGCATCAACGGAATGATGCGTCACGGCATGGATGACCTGTCCAGCGCCGAAAAGGCTGACTTGGGCGGACTCTTGAATGCAAAGCAATCCCTTGTTAGCTATCTGGATCAGGCCACCAACGGTGCTTATGCGGATGCGCGACGGATTGCAGCGACCAAGCCCGAACTCCATGAGGCCATGGACTTTGGCCGCTCGATCTTCAATTCAAAACTTCTCCCTGAAGAGGTTGCCGCTCATATCGACGGCCTTAGCATTCCTGCGCAGGCAATGGCTCAGGTCGGCGCCCGTCGAGAGCTTGCCCGTGTTCTCGACTCTGCCAGAAACGACGGAGCCAAGGCCCGCAACTTCCTCGACACAAACAACAACCGGCAGAAAATCGCCAGCCTGTTCGGAGAAGATGCCGCGCAAGCTATCGAAAGTCGCGTTGCGGCAGAAAATACATTCCAAAACGCTACCGAAAGCATTGCGCGCAACTCGCGCACGGTCAGGCGCCAAGAGCTTATCAAGGATACCGAGACCCCTTCTCCCGCGCGGGTAGATACCACTCTCACGGGTCTCGCATTGAAGCCGGTCAAGGCCGGTTTTGCCTACGCTCTCGAACACGGCATGCAGAATACCCGCAAGGGTATCGCTGACATTCTCACCGCAAAAGGCGGTCAGATCGATCCGATCGTCGAGCAGCTTCTGAAATACAATCAGGCGAAATCCGCGAACGCGGCGACGCCTTTGAGCCATCAGGCCGCCGCGCTGGTCCGCGCCTTGTTAGCAGGGAGCGGAACACAATGACGCATGCCGTCACGAAGATGGTTGCCATCAAGGCAAGTATGCCCGCCGCAATCGGATTGGGCATCCAGCGATATTCGATATTCGACGCGATCACTCCGATGAAGGTCGCCGCCTGCAACAACTTCAGCATGGGGTGCTCAGATGCCCTTTAACGGAAGCGGCACGTTCACGATCGTCAACACGTTCGTTCCCAATACGACGATCCTCTCGTCCGCAGTAAACCAGAATTTCACCGACATCGCCACGGGCCTGTCGGACTGCCTGACCCGTGACAATCAGGCCGGCATGACGGCTATTTTCAGGGCCGTCTCTGGTTCTGTCTCCGCACCTGGAATTACGTTCAATTCGGATACGACGGCGGGGCTGTTTCTTTCTTCTACCGGCATTGTAGGGCTTGTCGCGAAGTCCTTGGGGTTGATTGTCAATTCCGCGATTTACTGCATGTCCACAGTGGCTGTGCAGGCGGGCGGTTCCGGCTATGCAGTTGGGGATACCATTACCCTGACCGGCGGCACGGCGATTTCGCAAGCCGTCCTGACCGTGGCGACCCTGAGCGGTTCGGCCGTGGCGACGGCTACGGTCACTTATCCAGGCTTCTATACGGTGAAGCCGAGCGATCCGGTTGCGCAGGGATCGACCTCGGGTTCAGGCAGCAGCGCGACGTTCAATATCACTTGGGTTGCGCAGTTCTCCAGCTCCATCGTGACGAATGAGGCCGGGGCCCTGTCTTGGCAGCGTCATGGCGCTTCTTCTTTCGTCTCCGGCATCATGGCGAAGGCCAATGCCTATGACTACGCCAAGGCGATCATGACATTCGGCTCGGGTGTGAGCCTGAGCAATTCGACCTCGCCGCCGACGTTGACTGCAACGGTCAATCCCACGTTTCTCCCGAACTTCATCGGCGGCCTGACACTTTCGACGGCGGGCAGTTCGGCAACGATGAGCATTTCTGCCGGGTCGGCGGCGGATAGCACAAATACGACGCTGATGAAACTCTCGTCTGCCATCAGCAAAACAACGTCGTCTTGGGCAGTCGGCACGGGCAACGGCGGCCTCGATACTGGCGCGATTGCCACCAGCACTTGGTATCACTTCTATGAGATCGAGCGCGTCGATACTGGCGTCGTCGATGTGGTGTTCTCAACCAACGCCACGACGCCGACGCTTCCTGCGAACTACACGCTGTATCGCCGTATAGGCTCCGGAAAAACCAATGGCTCTTCGCAGTGGACTGCCTTCCAGCAGAGCGGAAACAAATTCGAGTGGCTGACGCAAGTTGTGGACGTTGCGGGTGCCACGCCCGCCAGCAACAATCAGAACACGGTTACGCTGACGGTGCCGACAGGCGTTGCTGTCGAGGCGATGATCCATGCCGGCATCGTCTACGCCAGCGGAAATGCGGTTCAGCTCTGGGTTTGGCCCAAGTTTCTGTCCGCCAAGCCTTCGATACAACTCGCAACAGGCTTTACCGCGCTGAACAGTCAGCCTGCCATGGCTTCTGGCTTGCGCATTACCACGGACACCAGCGCGCAAGTTTTCACAATGATCGCATTCTCTACTAGCTGCTCTTACTCTATTGAAACGGAAGGTTGGATCGACTGGCGAGGTCAGAATGTGTGACCGCGATCAGCGCAGCTATGGCCGCCGTCATCGCAATGGTCGCGGGAAGCCAGCGCGACTTGTGCGCCAGCATGAAGCGAAACAACTCGGCAAAACTCATGCGCAACACCAAGGCTATGGAGCGGTCTGATGGCTTTCATCAACACTCTATACAATCTCTGGCCCAATGGCGACGAAAAAGCGCCCGGACTTCGCGACGGAATCGCGGCTTCCGCGCCCTCCGTCTTTGCCAAATACGGCATTGATAGCCCGTTGCTGGTTGCACACGTCATGGCACAGATCAGCCATGAATGCGGGGCAGGGCATGACATCGTTGAGAACCTGAACTATTCGGCCGAGCGCATGACGCAGGTCTGGCCGTCGCGCTTCCCAACGATCTCCAGCGCGCAGCCGTATGCCCACAATCCGAAGGCGCTTGCCAACAAGGTCTACAACGGCCGCATGGGCAACCGGACTGGATCTGATGATGGATGGAATTTCCGGGGCCGCGGCGCATCGCAAACCACTGGCCGGGAAGGCTATGAGCGGGTCAAGGAAAAGACCGGCCTCGATGTGGTCGGCAATCCCGACATCTTGATCGATCCGAAATATTTCCTGTTCTGCGGCGTCTCGGACTTCATCAACTGCGGCTGCCTTCCCTACGCCAAGGCTGACGACGTGTTGAATGTCACCAAGCGGCTGAACGGCGGCACCATCGGGCTCAACCAGCGCGTTGAATGGCTGAAGCGCTGGAAGGCCGCGCTCGGCTCCGGGCCGATCGATTTCAGCATCCCCCATGCTGTGCCCGAACTTCCTACGGCTCCTGAAATCGTCCTGCCGCCTCCGGGAACACAGGCACGCACCGACATTGCGCCGACCTTTGTCGGTCGCGTAGCCGATCTCTTCAAGCCGAAGGGAAAATAATGCTGAGCCTCAACGATTGGGGGAGGGTGCTGGTCTCCGTCATCGTCGTGGCGGGCTTCATCATGATCCTGGTGCTCGTACTCACGACAAAGCTCCAAGGCAACGCCAGCTCCGAAGTGATGCTTGTGATGCTCGGAGCGCTCGCCGCCGGGTTTGGTCAGGTGGTCAGTTATTGGGTCGGCTCGTCGGCGTCGTCCAGCGCCAAGGATCAAACCATCAGCACAATGGCGACCAAACCATGATCGCAATTCTCGCCGCGCTTCCTGCAATCCTCGGCGCACTCGCCGGCATGGTGCCCGCGATCGTGTCGCTGTTCACCCTGAAGGCCAACAATGCTCACCAGCTCGCAATGGCCCAACTCCAGCTCCAAGCTACTAAGGACGGCGCGGCGCTACAGGTTGATCTCGCAAATGCTCAGGCTGACATTCGACAGGCAGACCATATTTACAGTTTTGGCAACGGCCTTACTGGCAACAAGTTTGTGGACGCGCTGGCCGTATTTGTGCGCCCCTACATCACCCTTGTTTTCTTCCATATGTGGCTACTTCTAGAGGCGTGTCTGTTCATCTACGGCGTGAACAGCGGCTACGACCTCGGCCAACTCTCCAAACTGCTTTGGCCCGATGAAACTCAGGCCATGTTCGGCGCCATTATCGGCTTCTGGTTCGGTGATCGCATGATGCTGCGCAAGCAGCAGATGGCCGCCACACTCGCCGTTCAACCGAAAGGAACATGAAATGACGAATTGGATGATCTCTGGCGTTCTCGGCTTTGGCGCAGGCGGCGCGTTCATCTGGTTCCTGAAGGACAAGATTCAGGCGCTGGTAATCGACGCCAACACGCTGTCGGCACAGCTACACGCCAAGGCGGATGCGTTGCTCAAGAAGTAAGAGACGGGCGCCCACAGGTGATCGAAACACTTGTGAACGCCCTAAGCACAAACCCTAGGGGTAGGGCTCATGCCTAGTCGGAATACGACCACAGGTTTCGTTAAAAAATTGTGTGCCGTTTCACAGAGGAAGGCAGCATGTCTCCTCCATCGGGGTTGGAATTTTCGGTGATGATCGAACAGACCATCACCATCGGCAACATTATCGAGATTGGCGCTATTCTCGGTGGCGGCCTGACCGTGTTCATTACCCTGCGCAACACGGTCGCCAACATCAAGGCCGAAGTCGCCGGCATGCAGGTCGAGATCAAGAAGCTGGGCGAAATCCTCATCGCGCAAGCTGACATCCGCGGCGAGCTTCGCGTGCTCGGAACGCGCGTTACGTCCGCCGAGCAGGACATTAGAGAACTCCGTCACGGCGACGGTTATGTCCTCTCAAAAAACCCCGCCTGAACTCAGGAGCACCACATGATCCGATTTATCATCGCGGCTACGCTTTTGCTGGCCTTCATGAATTCAGTGGAAGCACGACAGCGCAGCTACATCGCTCACCCAGATTGCAATATACTGTGGCCCTGCGAAGGTGTCGCCCCGTCACCCCGCGGCGAGAAGATCGCCAAGCAGATGGGTTTCGGTGCAGCGCAGAAAATCTACACTCCGCGCGAACAGCCGAGGCGGAACAGGACGGCCCGCAAGCCGGTCTCCATGCAGCAGGTCTCGCCAAAGGCGGCTCCGAACTATGCTGCCAAGCCGATCAAGACGACGGCCCTAGAACCTCAGATCGTCGCCCATCCTGACGGATGCCCCCGGCGTCTATTCTGTGGCTGTGGAGCGGCCAAGCGCCTCAAGGAGGTCTGGGGCATCATCGTCGAGAAACCCCGCGAGCTGTGGCTTGCAGCGAATTGGGGACGCTTTCCAAGGGCGACACCGGCACCCGGCATGATCGCCTACCGGCGCGGCCATGTGTTCGTGATCGAGGCCGACCTAGGGGGCGGCAAGGTCTACGCCTACGACGCCAATTCAGGCGGCCACAAGACCAGGATTCACGTTCGATCGCTGGCAGGCTATACGGTCGTCAATCCAAGGGGAGGCAGCGCGTGAGGACGTTCGGATACGTGCTGGCTGGATCTCCGCTGCTGCTCGTCGCCATGCTGTTCGCGGTCGGTCTATTGTGACTGCCGCAGGAATGGCAGAACGCGGCTCACCCCGGTCATCTCCCGCTTCATCACTCGATGCGCGGCGCGAGCTCGCTTCAGCCAAAGGGCATGAACTACTTCGTTGTACCAAAGGCCGCTGTCCTGCCGGAAATGGCCAAGGCCGGGCGGCCCGTCATCTACCGCCATCTCCTGGGCGATGAGTTCGATCAGGTCCACTGAACATCTCCTGAAAGCTGGCCGCCGCAGGACTGCAACGTACCGCGGCGGCCTACTGCAACCGCCGGGGCATCATCACTGCGTCGGCGGCTGGTGGCAGCATATCATGCCCATGGGGGTTGTGAAACTCTCTCAGGGCAGTTTTGCTAGTGCCGACGTAAGCGCTTCTCTGAGAGTCTTGCCTTCAGTCTCGATTTCTTGAAGGTGATGGCCTGGATGGTAGAACTCTCCCTCGGTATTAGCGCGCTGAAACAGGTTGACAATATATACCTCTACTCCAGCCTTGCTCCAATCGGAGCCAATCCAAAAATCCCATCCATCAGGGATTTTTGCCAGCAAGTCATCAATGGGTTCAATCATGTTGTTCACTCAGGGGGAAAGAAGCGGCGCGTCAAAACGGTATTTCGTCGTCGGTAGCGGGGCGCGCGGATCGAAGCCAGCCACGCTTCTGTAGTTCCCAATGGATCGTCGCGATCGGGTGACGGACAGCCCAGAACAGGTCGTCCCACCATTTCCTACGATACTCGCGCTCCATCGACTCATGATACTCAGTCTCCCATCTGAGATGGGCGTCCATCTGCGCGGCCGTCATGGTCCAGCGCTCGCCACAGCGCCAGCAATGGGCGCGACCTTCGAGCAGGTCGAAGTCGTAGTCGTCGTGGTCGCAGGGGTCGTCCTCGTTACAATCGCGCATGGTGTTTTTCCTGGCTTAAGACTGAGTAGGGCTTAAAAGGTGGGCGTTTTCAGGCGTGACCGGATGGCGCACGTAATAGCCTTCCGCTTTGGTCGTAA